TCACCATCGGGTTCCACTGGTCCCACACGATTCCGTTGGGAGAGTGCTGAAGGTTTAGTGCCGATGCCGTGAGGCGCGATCCCCGCTTGCAGAAGGCCAGTTGGAAGCGTCGAGGCTTCGACTGGCCTACTTCTGCCAGTACCGCGATCTCCCGCGCCCAGTTGGCCAGTTCAGAGGATCCGAACCCGGCGTGGGCGAGTTCCATGGTGGTGAGTGGCTCGCCGTCCTTGCGTTGGGCCTTGGAGATGTGGTGCATCCAGATCCATGCGACCTTGGTCTGGTGTAGGATGGGCTGGAGCTTGTTGCGCAAGAACACGCTGACCTCGCCTTGGTCCGACAAATCTCCACCGAAGTAGGAGAAGAGTGGGTCGCCGATGATGAGGTCGAGCTTGGATCGGGTGATGAACCGTGTGGCGTAGGCGAGGAATGCGTCCCCGGTGCGGACCGATTCGGTGCGAAAGTGGAGGTTCTCCTGGAGGATGCGGATGTCATCGGTGGCCATCTTGAGCCCCTTGATGACGCCCTTGAAGGCTTCGGCGAGGTCGCCCTTGTCGTTCTCGGCTTGGACGATACCGATGCGGAGCGGGCGGACGGGTGCGATGCCGAAGAAGTCCTTGCCGAGCGCCCAGCGGATGACGATCTGCATCATCAGGGAGGATTTCCCGATGCCGGTGCCCCCGGAGATGATCATGGATGAGCCACGGGTGAGCCACCGTTTACCGATGAGATTGTCCGGATCGTTGTCTTCATCGAAGCAGATCAGGTCTTTGACCGTGACGATGGTGGCCTTGTCGTCGGCGGTCTCGCGGTCGCTGAGCCAATCGGCCCATGACTCTGGACCGATCTGAGTGGCGATCAGGCGTTGAGGACAGCCGTTGCGGAATGCTCCGGGGAGCCGGGAGAACCGTGCGGGGTTCTTGTTCTTGGGATCGATGCCGGGGATGAGGTTGTAGATGAGATCCCGGCGGGCCTCCCATTCCTTGCGGTCTGGGGCATCGACGCGGACCCATGCGTGGATGGACTTGCCGCCGCTGTCGATGAGGGCGGAGATGGGCATGCCGGTGTCGCGGAGGGCCTTCTCCTGTTCGGCCTTGGGGCGTTCGTCCATCTCGACGAGGACGTGGCGGTAGGCGGACACGTCGTTGTCGGATCCGCTGTAGAGGTTGGGCTTGAACGGGTTGATCCGGACGAAGACTCCGCGTCGTTCGGGTCCGAGGATCCCGGCACCGGGTTCGTCGTGGCGGGCGAGCCATTCCTCGCGGGTGATGAACGACCCGCTGGACAGTGGCCTACCGTCCTCTTCGGAGACGTTGTCGCAGATGCATACGGTCTCGCCCTGGGCGAAGCAGGCTTCGAGGAAGCGCCGGAACTCTGATGCGCCGGGCTCCGGGGCTACCGGCGTGGGTCGCTTGAAGGTCACGCGGGTGATGTCGAGCGGTTGGGAGGTGTTGGCCAGGTGCCCGCGTGGCTTGTCGTGCGGTTTCTCGTCGGCTTGGCGGATCTTGTGGAGCAGCTCGCGGTCGGTCCATGGCGGCTGGCAGGAGCGGTTCCAGTCCGACAGGAGCGTGAAGGCGTCGGTTGTGGAAAGGCCGAAGCCGTGGACGAGGCCCACGGCGGCGGTGTAGGTCTGTGAATGTCCTCCGGATCCGGAGATGGCTGGCGGAACCTTGGCGAGCCAAAGCTCCGCTCGTTGGAGCGTTGTCATGTCGTTGATTCGTTGCTGGTTGGCCTACTACTGAGGCTTGGTCAGTAGCCTGAAGATGCGGTTGAACTCTTCGGTATTGCGGACGTAGAGAGCGCCCCTGCGTTCGTAGATGGTCACGGAGCGTCGGGTTTCGCCTAGGCGATACTGTCCGTGCCCGAGGACTGTGACGACCACGGCAGGGTTGTGGATGTTGACGAACTGTCGATCGGTTTCCATTGGAAGTGGGTTTTCTTGGTTGGGTAGCTGATCCATCCCTTGGCGATTCCGTAGGCGATGAGGCGTGGAGCGTCATCGAGGATGCGTCGGTTTTCCAGCGTGAAGGCGGATCGTTCGGCGTTGGACATGGGTCCGGGTTTGGAGTTGGTTTCGAGGCGGGCCTCGTACCATGGTTGTTCGCGGCGCGGTGTTTTCATTGGTTGGGTGTGATCCGAGAGAGGATGCAGTTACAGTAGGTGCCCTTGGTTTTGGCGGTGCATTTGGGGTGATGGATGGGGCTGGCCAGGATGTGGTCGCTGAGTTCCTTGGTCAGCGCGATGAGTTGTTGGATGCGGATTGAAGCCTCGAAGCAGACGGCGTTTGAGGCACCGTCTTCGGACTGGATTTCGGACGCGAGGATGTTGAGGGCCACAACGAGGTCGTGGCTGGATGAGTGGTGCATAGGAATCGAAGGAAGTGTCCCCATGATTTGAATCCCAGTTTGGTGGCGTGTCGTTGGAGTGTGGTCAGTGAGGTGTAATCGATTTGGAATGAGGTGGTTACGAGGAGGAGAGATTGATGTGGTGTTGGCATTTTGGGCATGTGATGGATTTGGAGAATGGTTTGACTGGTATTCCGAGCCATTGGCAGAGGCTGGCGAATGATTTTCTGCCGTAGTTCTTGAACTTGTATGGGGCCAATTTGTTTTCCTCGATGGCGAGCATGGCTGCGAAACGGTCGGTGATATCGAGGGCTTTGAGGATTGATCGGTTGCGTTGTGACAGGCCGTGATCCCATCGGGATTGGTTGCGGTGAGCTTCCACTATTTGGCCTACTCGTTGTTTTGTGAATCCGAGTTCGCGGGCGATTTGTGTGTATGAGTATCCTTTTGCTCTGAGTTCGGACACCTTGACGATGGCATCTGAGGTTTTCATTTGTGTTTGTACTTACTTGGGAATTTGACGTTGTTACGGATGTACCAGAGTACGGAGTTTGAGAGGTTGTATTTCCGTGAGAGTTCGGAGTAGGAGATTGTTGGATGCTCCTTGAGGATCATTGCCTTGATGTGGTCGGGGACTTTGTGGAATCGCCGTTGGCCTGGGCGGCATTCTGGGAGGATGGGTTTCATTTCGGCTCTCTGCATTGCTTGATCGCCTTGTCGATAGCCCGTCGGAGTGTTGGCCATTCCTCGGGTGTAATACCGATCTTGCCGTAGCCATCATGGTGCTGTTGGACCTCGACGAACTCGCCTCCGACTTCATCGACGATTTCGATGTCTGTCACCGTCTCGGAAAAGATCGGCTCGTTCTCTGGTCCGTGGACCCACTTGATCGGTCGCAGTTTCATATCTTCTCGGTCAGTGAACTCAAATATCGGTTCCGCTCCTTCGGTTTGACGTTGATGAGGTATTGGATGGCTAGGCATGCGTTGATGGTGGCGGTATGCTCCCATTGCTCCTTGTCCCAATCCGGTTCATTTCCAGATGTGACAACGACTTGTCCGGTCTTCCGGTGCTTGAACACGAATGCAACAGTGTCGATTGGATTGTTCATCGTCCCTCCAGCCATTTCTTGAATTCGTTGAGTTCGTCCACCTTGGCCTCCAGTTCCTTGATCCGCTTGTTGGCAGCGGCAAGCTGGCGTTCCAGTTGTCGGGCGAATCCAGCCTTCACGAACTCGGTGAATGCCACGGTGACAAACGGCTGCCGGTCTGTGCGCGGGGTTTTGCTGACCTTTTTGTTGGCGTTAACAAGATGGTTCACGGCTTGGCCTCCTTCCTTTTCAGTTTTCCCAACCATCTCACCAGTGGGCCAAGCTCTTGGATGAGCACGACCAGAGCGATCAGAAGCCCGAATGCCAGTGCGGCGAATGTGAGGAGCAGGATGATGCCGAGGGTTGAGAATGCGCTCACGGCTTGGCCTCCTTCCATTTTCCAATGGTTCGCAGGAATGCCTCTGCGCGTTGGGATGCGGTTGCGAATCCCCACAGCATACCAAGTCGCCTGTGTAGATATTGGCTCATTATGGTCATCTGCGATGTCGTTAGTGAGTTCTCCGCATCATGCATCGCGTTGAGGTCGTTGAGATAGTTAGGCCTATCATGGTTGAACCGCAAAACTCCCTTTGGATCCATGCACCATTTCTCTGGCATGGTCCATCCGTGCTTTAACTTCATTACATCGGGATGGTCAGCATCCTTCCATCCACACGCTTCTGCGATAGCTACTCGTTGTTCTTCTTGGTTCACGGATTCCCCTCCTTGGATTTGTACCACTCAGCGACATGTTTCTTAGCGTTGTCGTATGTGTGAACAGCGAATAGATGCTTTCCAGCAAGCTCATCCCCCGCCTCCTCCAGCCGCTTGATGCGCTCGGCGGCATGATCGAGCTGCAACAGCAGCGGCTCGCGGGTGTTCTTAGCAATCGCGTTCCGATCCTGCTTGGTCCGCTCCAGCTCCTCCTCCAGCCGCTTGATGCGCTCTCGCGCTTCATCACGCTGCTTCGTAAGCAGTTGATTTTCACGAGTCTTACATGCCATAGATTGCTCTGCCCGCTTCCATTGATTGTCAGCCAGTTCGACATCGTAAACGGTACGGCATTCGTAGGTAGCGAATCCGCAGTTGTCCGACCTCAGCAGGTTTCCGCCATGAACCATGATCGGAGACTCGCAGAATGGGCATTTGTCTGGTACGGTTCTCACGGCTTGGCCTCCTTCGCTTTTAGATACAGTTCCCACGCATTATTGAGTTCGTCGTCTGTAACCCATGTTGATTTGCCGGGAGGTCCAATGACCTTGGCAGTGGCCTCAAGAGCCTCCTCCAGCCGCTTGATGCGGTCCTTAGCCTCCGTGTACTTCCGCGCCAGCTCGGCCGCGATGGTCTCGGCGACGTGCTCCCCAACGCACACACCGTCCTTCTCGGTCGCGCCGGGGAAGTTCTTCTCATCGTCCTTGAACCACGGGTAGTCGAGCACACGACCGCAGGTCTGCTCGATCTCGAGGTTTTGCTTGGCGATGCCGTGCTCCAGCCGCTTGATGCGGTCCTTGGCAGCGACGATCCATTCGAGGACGTCGCGCCCGGATTCGACGCCAGCAGCCTCGCAAAGGATCTTCTCAGCAGCGGCGTTGCCACGGTTGAGGGCTTCGATGCGCTCGTTGGCCGCGTTGAGTTCGCGTTCGAGTGCATCGACCAACTCGACCGCTTGATCGAATGCCGGAATTGGGCGGAGGCCAATCGGAGCGTGTTTGACCAGATGATCCTTCCTCGGTGTATTGCTCACGGCTTGGCCTCCTCCATCACACCGCACGGGTGCCACGTTTTGCCGCCGTCGGTGCTGTGTTCGTGATTTTCCAATGCGGCTTCACGAAAAATAGTACCGCCATAAACGCAAATCTTTCCTAATTTATCGACTTCAAGGATAAGGCTTTTCCAATGATCATGCTTTGATTTGATCCACGCACCAAGCGGCACTTCATCCGCAGTCCACGGGCGGATCTTGGCGACAGGTTTGATGCGGTAGTCGAAGTTGCTAAAGTCCCAAGATGGACCTGGTGCTGCTTTCCACATAAGATATGTTGGCGAATACATTTCTATTTCCTTCCCATCCACGAATGCCTGCATCACGCGGATGGCTTCTTTTGTTTCTTCGATAGTCACGGCTTGGCCTCCTTGTCCCAGGTCGCATAGACGTACCCGTTTGTGGGGGTCTGCAGTTTCTTTGTGTACACGATCCATATATTGGACCGTGTGCCGTCGTTCAGCACGGACCACCCGTCGCCCGTGGTCTGAACCAGGATGCGCGGGTCGGGGTTCATGTTTTGGCGGTAGAGCGCGAACTGACCGAGGGCCAGCACCGCCCAGCCGAGGATGGTGAGGCTTTCGCCAATGGTGGGGCGTTTCATTTGGATGCCTCCAGTTCTTGGATTCGCTTGTTTTGGCGAACAGTTAAATCAACCAGTGCCGACATCCGATCTGCGACCTCATTCAGTAAAAAACAGACAACCAGTTTGTCGTCATTTGACAGTGGCTTTACCGCAATATGCTCAGTGATAACACGCATAGCGCCTACTAGATCGCTGGTTGAATTAGGCTTTAGTGATCGTTTCTTGGACTTTGTTTTGGTCACTTCATTCCTTTCTTCTTTGCTCTCCTCCATGCGGTGGCACCCGGCAGCTTCACCTTCTTGGCTGCCCGATACGCTTCTCCGGCGGCCTTCTTGCTCAGCGCGTAGGGATCTCCTTGTTGATTCATCGTCCACCCCCGTTCGCGTAGTGGAGGATGAGAAGGGCGTCCGCGTTCCCGAGCGTCACATCGAGGTGCGGGTACAGTTCCTGGGCCTTGGACTTGAGCTTGCGCTTCCACTCAGGACCAGTCGCGCATGCCTTGCGCCCGCCGAGGCCGAGGGGTTCCTGCCAGACCTTGGGCTCGACTCGGTGGAGCGCGTAGCCGGTGGCGTAGGCCAGTCCTTGGATGATGCCGTAGTTCTCGTGGAGCGTGGCGACTGCGGATGCCGGGGTCAGCTTGCTGACGAACTTGGGCACCTTCTCGATCCACAGGTGGGAGTCTGCCAGCTTGAAGCCGGTGAGGAGTTGCGCCATGTCTGGAAGCGACTCGGGCATTGGGAACAGGAGGATGCCGTCCTTGGTCTGGACCGCGAACCCACCGTTCACGCCTGGGTCACATGCGATTACGATTCGATTGCTCATTGGTTGTGGTTTTCTGGGACTTGATGGTGAGAGTGTGGCCAACGTAGATGCCTGCGATCACGCAGAGTGGCATCAGCACGGCCATGGAGACGATGGTCAGGGCGGTGTTCATGTTATCGCGCATCCGAGTTCCTTGTAGCACTTGATCCGCTTCTTCGAGTGAGCGATCGCCATGGGATGGAACTTGTCCGTGAAATCGTAGATCATTGCGTGATCCTTCCCCGGCGCACGGCGCAGCGCACGGCTTGCCCGCTGGATGGTCTTCTGTGCGCTTCTACCACCGGACACCATGACCAGCGTGTGGACGTTGGGAAGATCCAGGCCCTCGTCGGCCAGAGAGGTGGCGATCATCTTCGTGATCCTTCCAGCCCGGAAGTCATCCATGGCCTGCTTACGAAGCGACTTCTTCATCTTGGAATGGACGAGTACGGATCCCTCTATCATGCGGGCGTACTCCTCGCCGAGCGTCACCCTTGGAACGAGGACCAGCGTGGGACCGTGTGAGCAGTTGGCGAACATGATCGCCATCGCGTTCCTAGTCTTGTTCTCGCAGATGCCAATCTCGGTGATCGATTCCCAAGCGCACATCGCACGAAGTTCTTCGTGGCGGATCCGCATGTAGCGTTTGCGCTCATTGAAGAGCTTCTCGATGCGATCGTTGATCCGATCCTCCAAGAATCGGTCAGAGGCGCTGGACAGATGAACGGTCGCGTGGGCCAGCACTCCTTGGAGTTCCTCGCGCCTGATCTCGAACTGAGTATCGCCGAACAGCTTGCGTAGGATCTCGTTTCGCTCGGGATCATCGCACCAAGGCGTTGCGTCGAATCCGAAGACAGATCCTGGGCATGACTCGATGATCTTTCGCCACGTGGTTGCTGGCGCATGCTTGGCTTCATCCACAATCAGGACAGCCTTCTTGGAGAAATCGACGCTCTCGTGCGGGCACCGGACTTCGACGCGGGTCGGATCCACGCCCACGGCCTTGAGTGATGCGACGGCCTGCTGGCAGGTCTCGCGGGTTGGGGCGAGCCATCCAAAGCTGACTCCGGGAACCTTGTCGGCGGCGTACTTGATGATGGATGAAGCGATGAGTGTCTTGCCGCTGCCAGCAGGTGCGATGATGAGTCCGCCACCAGCACTGTGTATGGCCCACTCGACTGCCCGCTGCTGGTAAGGGCGCAACAGAAACGCTTGCGCTCGCGTGTTTTCGGATGAATCTTTGGTGTGCATAGCGTGTCGTTGCGCTTTGTTGGTTTAAGGACTACTCGTTGACACCCCCCGGAGCTTGCACACTCCGGGGGGCTTTGTTTGATGTGGGTTAGATGTCGTTGTCGGAGGGTAGCTTCTTCATCCGACGAACCCGGAGGGCGGTCTGTTCCGCGCCGTTCTTGTCGGTGTACTTCTCCTCTTCGATGACGATGCCCATGGCGAGCCCGACGAAGCCTTGGAGGAACCGTTGGAAGGCTCCTCCGATGCTAAAATCGAACTCGTCTCCGTCCTTGATGTCGGCCTCGGTGGCGCTGATGAGGGCCTGAAGCCGCCACATCATTGTGTCCTTGAGGGTGAAGCGGTCGCTGATGACCTCTCCACCAGCGCCCTTGTATCGGAGGACGACGACGGGGTTGCCGTTCTTGTCGAGCCCCTCGTCCTTCGTGGAGTGGATGACGACGGTGTACTCCCCGGGTCCGGGGAATGGCTTCACTTCTGCTTGGCTGCGATCGACTTTGAATTTCATGTGGTGTTGTTGGTGTTGTTATTGTTGGTCGGACTGACGAGCCGCCCACGCGGGCAGCGAGAGGGATTGAATGGCTGACGAGTAGCAGGGCCACGAGTTGAGTTGCTCGCACTCGACGTAGGTTCGTAGCTGCTCCTCGATGATGCTGTGACCGAGGTCGATGGCCGGCTGATCGAGTTCGTAGCAGGCCACACCGTAGGGCGCTTCCTTTTCGACGGCGATGAAGACGAAGCGGTTGATGCCTGTGATGCGCTGGTACCACGCGGCTTGAACATGATAGCGGAACTGGGCGCATGACTTCCCGAAGGCCACTGGCGATGCGTCCTGGGTGGTTTTGATATCGACGATGTAGTCCCCTCCGAGACCGTCGATTCGGGCTTTGACCTTCACCCCGTCCCAAATGTCGAAGAAAGAGACTTCGGTCTGGATGTTGTGGAGGAATGCGGCGGCGGCGGGGTGAGCGTGAACCGCTGCGGCGGCTCCGGTGATGTTGTCCCATTGCTCTTGGTTAAGCGGGGTGCGACCGGACGACAGGACAGCCTCGTAGGCGGCTTTGCCTTCCTTGGTGCGGCGATCGCCGGAGAACGCGGTGTAGGTGGCCGCGAACAGGTCGGGTTCGAGGATGGCCATGTGAACGGCGGTGCCGAACTCAAGGGCGGGCGACGACTCGTCCTTGGTCCTGCCGTCCTGCCATGCGCGGAAGTGGGCGGGGGACCGCCTGAACTGATCGAGGCCGGACTTGGAGAGGGCCTTGGTGCCGTGGTAGATGGCCGACGGCATGTTGTGGATTACCTCGGTGCTCATTCGTCTTGCTTTCTAAATGCGATCATTTCATTGGCTGCTTCGTATGCGGAAAAAGCGGCTTCGTCAAAAGACGTACAGGATCTTGAGGAAATGAGTGCCTGCAATGCCGCAGCCGCGAAGTAGTCTCGGAGGGTCATGCCAGTGAACTTGCGGGTATCACAGACTTCACCGTTACAGCGTATTTGTTCCTCACTAGGAAACGCTGGTCCGCCGTCGTTGACTGGTGTATCGCTCACGGGGTCACCTCCGTGGTCACGATGGTCTCGGGGGTCACGATGACGGGCAGCTTGCTCAGGATCAGATCGGGCTTGCTGATGTACTTGCTGGCGAATGCGTCATCCAGATCGCGGAAGGTCTGGCCTTCCTTGATGCGACCGGCTTTCAGCAGCAGCGCGTTCACATCTTCCTCGCGGGACTCGAACAGTTCTTCGAGCTTGGCCACGAGATCGAACGCCTTGGTGGGAGTGACAGCGACCTCGGATGCGGTGGGCTGGAAGTCCTCGGTCTCTTCGGGGGTGTAGATACCGGCGACGACCTCTGGGGCCAGCATGCGGATCGCTTTGCTGATGCAGCGGGCGCGGAGCATGGCACCCGGATCCTTGGCCCACCCGGAACCCGGCTTGGCGGGGAGCAAGCCAGCGAGCTTGGCGTCCTCGGTGGT